CAAAACGAACTGCTGAAAAAAGTGGCTGAATCTTACGCGCGAATCATCAACGATCTGGAAGAAGATTGCGAAAGGTATTTTGATCAACGAAATAAACTGATCGAGTGTTTGCGGTTTTACGAGCGTCTAGCACGCGGCAGAGAGATCAATGACGGTGGGCGCAGGGCGAGAACATTGCTGGCAGAAATCGGGGTGACGGTGGAATGACACGCGAAGAAATTTTGCAAGAGCGTCTCGACCGAATTGCTGCAATCGTCGATGTGATCGAAGAACACGGTGATCTGGACGCGACGACATTGACGCAGTTGAGGCAAGCGCTGAGATGGTTACCAGATAATATGCCGGATGAGTCACAGGTATACGGGAATGATTGCCCCGGCGGAAAATGTGAGATGTGAAAGGAGCGAACGGCGGTGAGATTTCCGGTCATCAGAGTCCGTGACAAATTGACGGGACACGAACACATTGTAGGTACAAACAGCCACGACCACTTGTACGTCGATGATGAAACCGGCGGCATACAGTACGTAAATTTGCAAAACATGACATCGACAGATAGAAGTCATGGAGATAATGAATACAGCTTCGTAGCCAAGGAAGACGAATATGAACCGTTTCCATACATTGAATTTGTGACGTTTGATGAATTGCTGGAATTGTACAAGCAAAACATCGCCATGTCGTGCGAACAAGAACGGGAAATACGCGACATGCTGAAAAAGTTTATTGAGAAGCAGCGAAAGGAAAACCGCCTTGACGAGGACGAAGGCGAGATACAGCACACGGGCGGACATTACAGGTATTGAGAAAGGAGCGAACACGCATGAGTGAATACCTGAACAAGAAAGCGGTGTTGGAGTACACGAAACAAAACGCAACAATATTCTTTGATCTTGAATCTTACCATGACTTTAGGAATGCGGTATTATCCGGCGCATTTGACGCCGATGAATCCGAGGGTACATGGAAGGCGATAGCAGAAGTATTGGGACGCGAGAATGCTCAACTTGACAGCGAAATCCAGCGTTTGCGGGCGTCGTTGGAGATGGCACAATCGGAATTGCGCTGGGGCGATCCCGCAAACGCGATTGAACGCGTCGAACGGATCATCGACGAAGCCCTCTCCACCACGAGCGAACCGACCAATGCGGCGAAGGTGAAACGGATTGAATGCCCGTGTTGCGGATGTGAAATCAGCATCAACGCACCGGAAGGAGACGGGAACGATGTATAGGCTTGTGCGAAGATCAGACGGCGCAGTTCTCCAAATTTGCGAAGGAGATTTTCGGGAATTTTTACGGGAAAAATATGGTGGATATTTCGCTGTAAAAACAAAAGAAGGTATTTTAAGCGGAGCCGCACGTTATGACGCATATTGGGAAGAAGTCGAGAAAGGAGACGAGAACGAATGATACGGTTGACTCTGAAAAACAGCAATGAAGCATGGTACGTGAATCCTGACCACATTGTTTCGATTGGAAAGCATGTTAACCAAGAAGGTAATACGTATGTTGAAACAACGGTTTATGACGGTGATTGTATAGTCACCGAATCCCCCGCCGAAGTCGCCCGCAAGGTGCTGGAGTGGCGGTTGGCGATGATCGACTATCATCACGACATTCCCTCCGTCAAAACAAAAGCGATGGCGGAGCTTGCAAAGCTCGCCGGATTGGAGGAACAGAAGGGTGCTCCTGAAACAAGCGATTGACCCAGAGAAATCAATTCATTTCTGGCAGATGCTGCTCACTCACCACACCGAAAGGATGCAAGGTTTAGAACACGATCCAAACGGATATCGGTATCACGAGCAGGAAGCAGAAAAGGCAAGGATTATGATTGAGCGGCTTAAGAGTAAGTCGGCTTGAATAATCACACAAAGGAAGGGGTATCCATTCCCCTTCCTTCAAAGGAGGGGTGAAGATGTGGAAGGTTGGATAAGCATACACAGACGGATCACACATCACTGGCTCTATGAGGAAAAACGGGTGTTCTCAAGATTTGAAGCATGGATCGATCTGCTGTTGATGGCTAACCACAAGGATACCAGGTTTCCTCTCGGCAATGAGATCGTGGAAGCGAAGCGTGGAGAGGTCGTTACGTCAGAACTCAAACTGATGGAACGGTGGGGCTGGTCGAAGACCAAATTACGAAACTTTCTGGAACTTTGCGAGAAAGACGGAATGATTATCAAAAAATCAGACCGCAAAAAAACCGCGATTTTCATTGTAAACTATGAGGATTACCAGAATCGAGAAACCACAGAACGACCACACGGAGACCACACGGAGACCACACGGAGACCACACGGAGACACAATCAATAATGATAATAATGACAATAAATATATAGATGATTATGATATAGGGTCTCCAATCGTAAAAATCGAACAGCATTTTGTTCGAAGAAGGGGAAAAGGGTTCCATGTTACGCCAGAAGATTTGCGAATCATGCAAGAAATGTTGGCGCACGGAATCCCGACAGATTTCATTATCAGGAGTATAGACCGTCAGTTTGAGAACTTCAAGCCAAAACATCCGAAGGATTCCATCCGCACCTTCTCATATTGTGAAGCTGGAATCTATCAGGATTGGGAAAACTATCAGCAGCGGAAAGTAGGTGAACGAAGTGAGACAAGTCAGCTTCGATCTCGAACTGATCAAGAAGAGAATCCAAAACCTCAAAAATCAGGCTGGATCAGAACAGCAGGAAATGCAGAACTACAGGATCGCTTGCGAGTTGTGCAATGACCGTGGTGGATTTTTCACAAAACGTTGGAACGAGGAACTTGGATACGAGTACGAAGCGTGGATTCCTTGTGAATGCTCTAATCAGGCGAAAATACGGAATCTGTTCAAGGCCAGTCGAATATCTGAGGAATTCCAGGCTAAGTCCTTCGACAACTTCATCCTAACGGGCAGACCATCATCCGTACACGGAGCCTATGAGTGCGCCAAAACTTATGCAGCGAACTTTGACTCGATCAAAGACACACGCAAGAACAGCATTGCCATCATGGGAAGGCCAGGGTCTGGAAAGACCCATCTGCTCATGGCGGTGGCAAACTACCTCATTCAACATCGTGTTCCAGTGATGTACTTTCCGTGGGTGGAGGCACTAAACAACCTAAAGGACGACTTCTCAAAGCTGGACGAGCGTATACGGCAGATGCAGACAGTTCCGGTGTTGTACATCGACGATCTCTTTAAAGGCAGGAAGATGCCGACCGAGTTCCAACTAGAGCAACTATTCGCGGTCGTGAATGATCGCTATCTCAATAAGCGACCCATGCTCATTTCGAGCGAAAAGATGATGGACGAGATCATCGACCTGGACGAAGGATTAGGAAGTCGTTTAGCGGAAATGTGCATGGATTACACCGTTTTTATGATCGGCGGTCGTGAACTCAATTACCGGTTGAGAGAAGGTGCGTAAATGGACGAGATCAGCATCGAAGAGCTGTGTGAACTTATACGACAGGATATAGAACGGGAATGGAGAGACATGCTGGAGAGTGAGAGGGCGCCGAGAATGGAAGATTGGAGGTGGACTTCTCCATGCCCATGACAGAGAAAGAATGGCAAGAATTTGAATGTACGAGGGGGAAACCCCTTTTACGTGAACTCATACGCGGCATGGTATACAGCACACGTGAACCAGGTACGCCTACAAAGCATGATCTGAGGAAACATAAACCTTGGGTGGTTAGGAAGGAGGATGAGGATGAACAGGAAACTTAGATTTAGAACCCACAAATACGGCGCAAAGAAAACAAGGATCGACGGTATCACCTTTGACTCCCTAGCCGAAGCAAACTATTACCACGAACTTAAGCTATTGCAGCGTGCCGGCATCGTAACGGATTTTGAACTCCAGCCCAAGTTTGAACTGATCCCAAGCTACACCCATCCAGAGACGGGACGAAAGATCAGGGCAACGTACTATATCGCAGACTTTCGTGTAACATACGCAGACGGACGGCAGGAGATCATCGATGTAAAGGGAGTACGGACAGAAGCCTACAAGCTGAAAAAGCGGCTATTTGAGTACAAGTACAATATCCCGATCAAGGAGGTAGGAGCATGATCCAGACAAAACCAAAGTCAAGATGGAGAGGACAATCCTTTGTTGTAATCGGCGAACTAGACAAATACTATATTTGCAAAATCGGGAGAAAGAAGTTTGTAAGAATACACAAGAGTGAGGTGGTAAAGAATGACGAGAGAAGAAGTGTTGGCGCTGGCTCCGGGGCGTGAACTAGATGCACTTGTGGCTGAGAAGGTAATGGGATATACCGTACATGGTCAATTTCGCGAGAAGAACGGCGTAAGAGTCATGATTGACCGTTATTCCACCGACATATCCGCCGCGTGGGAAGTGGCGGAACAACTGCAAAAACAAGGATACGTGGTATGCATTGAACTCTTGCCGTATGAAGAAACGTCGGTCGGTGTATACGAAGCTGATCCTGCAAATCAAATCGCATATGCGAAGTCAAACAAACCGGCCGGGGCGATCGCGAAGGCCGCACTTCTGGCGGTGATGGAACTATAGACCGTACAGCAATAGCAAAGATAACGTGGTGGGAAGGAGATAAAATCCGGCACAAGTGGGTGTATACACTCATAGGTCAAGCTGAGTTGATAGACAGGCTCAGAAGGGAGGGGAGGATGTTTATTGTGTATCAACTTGACTATACGGTTCCTGTCCTCCCTCATAATTTCGCGTTAAACGAAATATACGCCATTTCTAGGCGCGTTTCTGGTAATGGATGATGAATCTATCTACCGATGTGAAAAACGGCTTAAAAACGAAAATATGAGGTTTTGATAATGGTAAGGTATCGAAAGAAGCCAGTTGAAATTGATGCGGTTAAGTGGACAGGCGAAAATCACAGAGAAATGTTTGATTTCCTGACGAACTACACCAAGACAGACAAACCTTTAGAGGTAACTGGCGACAACTTTTATATCGACCACAGCAAAGTTGAAGGAGGGCTTATTATCAAGACGCTTGAAGGCGAGCATCTTGCCAGCATTGGTGATTATGTCATCAAAGGCGTGAAAGGTGAGTTCTACCCATGCAAACCAGATATATTCGAGCTGACGTATGAACCGGTATAACCCAACATTTTGTGTCAAAAAGTCTTAATCCCCCTATATTTTGTGGATTTGCTTATGCGTTTTATGATATAATATGATAAAGATTTATGCTTATTTTGCATAAGGAGGACGGAAAATGATCGATAAGGAACAACTGCTCGAAGGGATGGACTATAACAGAGCGCTCGCTCTGGATATTGAGACATTGCAGGAGTTGAAAGACTACCTGGAAGGTCAGGAGTCTTTTGATAGGGGCAAGTACACGGCGATCTGCAATGCCTTGACGGAACTGCAAAGCAAGGTGGAGAAGGAAGCAGAAGCGCAGGAACGAAAGGCTGTGCAGGAGGAAATGAAGGAAACGTTCGTCCTTCCGCACGACTATGACAAAATATTCGGCGATCATCGCGCAAACGAAGAAATACGCCGTCTCGTAAACACCGCGATTGACCAGACGACTGAATATTATGAGGCTGTGATCTCATCGAAGGACGAGGAAAACCTGGCAGCTATCCGGGAACTGCGTGAGAAGTACGAGGAAGCAATCGCATCGGCGCAGCGAGAACGTGACGAAGCACGTAATGCGCAGGAACAGGCGGAAGCAGAAGCAAACGATCTGCGGAACGCCGTCCGGTCGCTGAATGAAGAAAAGGCGAAGTTGCAAGACGAACTAAACGGTATTAAGCAGCAACTCGCACAAGCAACGTTTGAGAAACATGACGCCGAGAAGAAACGAGATGCCGCTGTGCGTGAAGTCGAGTCTTTGAAGGCGCAGATTGTGGAGCTTGAGCAGCTTGCAACCGCATCGAAGAAGACGAAACCGGAAGGTCTGAAGATCAGTTTCACCAGCACGATCACTGACGATAAGCCGATCATGTCGGCGAGAGAGCTGGCACTACAACGTGCAGGACTCGGACACCTGATCAAGCCTAAGCCAGTAGGAGGTATGCCTGCGGGCAACACATTTCCTGATGCCGAAGATCGAACTACTGACAACGTGGCCGGTGCAGAAGGTGATTCAACTGATCAACAAGATCAAGTAAGTCGAGAGGACTTTCGAGATAGCGATACTGATCTGGGAACAGGATCGCCGATGGTACAAGACACAGCCGCATGTGCAGGAAGCGCTGAAAGTGATCAGGACGTATCAACGGCAACTCTCCATAAGAGGATTGAGGAAATCGAAGCACGGTTGAGCAGAGTAGAAGGTCATCTGAATCTGCGAATCAGCGCATAAGAGGAGTTGATCGGCATGGACAACCTGAAAGGATACAGGGATTTGCTGCAAGATATCGAGATGTGGACGATCCGCATGTACGACCTCAAAGAAGAGCGCAGACGCCTAACGAAAAAGATGATACAACCTCCAGCAACGAGGTTATGCGCCAATTACACGGGCATGCCGGGTGCTGGGTACATGGTGATCAATCTCCCGGACTATTGGGCGAGGATACAGCGAATCGATCAGCAGATTGAAGAGTGCAAGGAAATCCTGTCGCTAAAATACGAGCATAAGCAGCGAATGGAAGCGGTCATGTCGCAGATGGACAAGATCGAGAATAGGGTGGCCTACATGCGTGATGTGCAGGGCAAGAAACTGCATGAAATAGCAAAGGAAGTACACCTAAGCGAAGGATATGTCAGACAGATCAGCATGAGAGTGCCGAGAATGAGAGTGAAAATCCCCTCTTAACGAGGGGATTTTATATTGACACATGTAAATGTTTAGGAGATAATACAGTTGTATATGTCATGCGCACTTTGGCGCATGTGGATTTGAGAGAATTGGTCATCATGATCAACAATGCGATAGCCGGGGGGATAATCCTCGGCTATTTGCATAGGAGGGTCATAATATGATTACGCCTATCAGGTGGAATGTTCAAAAACCATGCGATCGATATAGTGGATAAATGTTCTAATATCTGAATCTTTGCAGGTGCTAAGCAGCTTTTCTTGATGTTCTCTGATGTGCTCTCTTGTGGCACCTCTGCTCACTCGCCTTTTTGCTACTCGAAGAATTGCGTTTTTAATGCTGTTGCGGAAAATCTCGTTTTTGTAGCATTCCAGAGCCTCGTAATAATCTGGAGTGGTATAACATTCACTGTAACGATCTTCGTTTTCGATGTGATAATATACGCCGTAACCATTCTTTAACTCAATCAGGATGACTCTTGCAACATCGGAATCGTTTCTAACAATTCGTTGCTCAATTATTTTGTTCATAGTTCGTTCCCTCCAAAAATGTGTTATACTGGAGGGGATAGATGGCGGTGCTCGTCTCTATCCCCGAAGCCTGTCGATGTGCGAGATCGACGGGCTTTATTCGTTATTCAACATAGATCGTATTTCCTGCACCGTCTTCCCATCCGTTTACATCTTCTTTATACCGGGAAAATTTGAATCGCTACATCATACTCTCGGTTTGTCCAGCTCCAGTCGATTGCGAACTCCGCTGTCCGCTGCTCGACGAGTCCGCCAATCCAGCACACCGAGTATTTGACCTTACACTTCCGAGCCTTAAAGTCGATGTCGGCGTATGCTCGCTCAATGTCGTACCTGACTGCATCGCCGTCGATCATGGCCGTGCGCTCGTGATTCAGCACCTTGAGAGGCGTGTACAGCTTCACGGTCGGTCTGCCGTCCTCGTCGATCAGGACGCTTCTGCTGAGCTCGCACTTACCGAGCTCAGGAGCGTAGAAGGATGTGATAGTAACCGGCTTATCCGTGTTCCAGAAGTTTCCGGCCTCGACTCGTTCCACATATTCACGGATAGCCTGCACAACTACTTCCGTCCGGTCGACTCCGGTTATCTCAGCCGCCTGGTCGAATCGCTCGACCAGGTCAGCCGGTATGCGGAATGTGCGCGGGATCTTTTTCATCGTTAACCCTCCTTTGCGACGAAGTGCAGGAAGTTGATGTCGTCCATGTCGAGGCCGAAGAGCCCGCTGCGCTGGATCATGCCGCCGATGACGTTCGCCCAGTCCGGATGCTTGGCGAATTGTGAGGTCAAGGTCTTGAAGGTGTCGATCCAGGTGGCGGCGGAGGTCTCCGTCTCGATGTACTTGTCGAGCTGATGCGCGATGTACCCGGCGAGGTATGCTTTGCCTTCAAGCAAGATGCCTGTAGGCTTGACGCTTTGCATCTTCTCCAGCACCGCCTCCCGCTGCTGGACGACCTTTCCCCTGATCTGCTCTGCCCAGGCAACTTGTTTCTCGGTGCCGGTGAGCTTCGGGAGTGTCAGTTGCTCTTTGCGAGGTGCTGCCGCAAGGTCGATCTTAGTGCAAGTGCTGCACTTGCTGCTTGCAGCATACTCCTTCATTTCCAGCATGTGATCCTTGCTTGTTACTCGGATGTCCTCGACGTGTCCGCAGGTAAAGGTGAACTTCATTTTGATCATCTCCTTCGTTCTTCTTGTCTTTATAATATCACGTGTATTTACACATGTAAATACGAACACATAAGAACAAATTGTGAACATTTTGTGAACTGAATCTAACAAAGTCCTAACACACGGATTGATATCTATGAGATATAATGGTAATAGGTTGATCATGCCGATCGACAGAAAATACCCAGTCCGCAAATATTAGCCCTGCGGATATGGGTATTTTTATTTGAGGTGATTTATATGCAAGTCTGTCCTGCATGCAAGAGAGTGACATGCACAGGATGCGAGGATAAGGACGCCAGGCCGACTACACATATAAGGATCAGCAGGAAGCAGATCGAGCGGCGGAAGATAGAGCAGTATAAGCAGCAGATACGGGAGATATTGAGCAGGGAGGGTGGAAGGTGAAAGCAGTAATCGGAGGTGTAGAAGTAGAAGGCACACCGGATGAAATCATAGAGTATAAGCGCCTTAATGAGATAGATCAGCAGCGCAAAGCGATTGAGATGCTTATGATGGGAATGCCAGTGTATGTATCGGCGTGTATATGTATGCAGGATGATGAATAAAAAAATTTGGAGGTATTGATATGGAAAAGTATTATTTTTATGCGCCGGATGAAAACACGGTCTACCTGGTAGGAGATAAGTGGGAAGAAGTTCAGCTTTACTTGACAACCACTCATGATAAGTGGTTTTTGCTGCGCGAATGGAGCTATACACCGAAAAAAGAGCGTGGGGATAAGATCGGAGATCAGACAGTTATCATTGACTTTGAAACTTACTATGCAAAGTGTACTCACAAAATCACGATTCCGCACGATGTGAAGGAAGTGGATTGCTGCTCGGATGAGTTTAAGGCTGAGATGGCGAGTTGGGAAAAGAAACATGAAGAGTGGGCCAGTTATTACGAGAGCATGAAGCATAGAGCCAGAAGCACAAACGACATGGAAATACGTAATCATGAATAAAATTATCACGACATCACGGTGATATATTTTGATATCTGTATAATCTATGAATGGTGGGGTGAGATTATGGCCAGACCTAGCAAATACGATTCGCACGTCAAGCCGAAACTTAACCTAGTCGAAGCTTGGGCTAGGGATGGTTTAACAGATGAACAGATAGCGCACAATCTCGGGATTGGAACTGCCACTTATTACGAATACAAGAATAAGTATCCAGAGTTTGCGGAGGCCTTGAAAAACGGCAAGGACGACATAGACGTGGAAGTCGAGAATGCGCTGCTGAAAAGGGCGATGGGGTACGAGTACGAGGAAGTGACGAAGGAACCGTTATACAATCCGGTAACCGGTGAACCGATCCTGGACGAAAACGGCGATCCTAAGATCGTAGTGACTAAGGTTGTAAAGAAGTTCGTTAACCCTGACACAACCGCTCAAATATTCTGGCTGAAGAATCGCAGGCCGCAAGCGTGGAGAGATAAGCAAGAAGTCGATGTTGGCAACAAAGACGGAAAACCGTTTGAGACGAGCAGCAAAGTTGATCTCAGCGGTTTATCTGTCGAGGAGTTGAAGCAGCTTGAGCATATCCTTAGCAAAACTGCCGAACCTTGACGATGTGCGCAAAGAACTTGCGCGGCGGGACTATTATGAATACGTCAAGTATACACACAGCCGGATATATACCTACACCAGACACGGCGAATATATCGCCAATGTGCTTAACGAAGCCGTAAATAAACGCAAAAGGATGTTGGCCGGAGAGATACCGATAGAAACGCAGTATTTTATGTTCAACGTACCTCCTCAGCATGGCAAGTCGATGCACATAACCGAGACTTTCCCAAGCTATTTTCTTGGTCATTTTCCAGCTGAGGGCGTTATCGAGGTATCGTACAATGAGGGATTTGCAAGTAAATTCGGATCGAGAAACCGTGATAAGATAACGACATATGGCGAAGAACTTTTTGGAATAAGAATATCAAAGGACACGAACAGCAAGGGTGAGTGGGAGATCATTGACGCAAAGACTGGCGAAAAGACCAGGGGCGGCATGATCTCCCGTGGTATTTTATCGGGCATTACCGGATCGAGCCTGGGTGATTGCATCATTATCGACGACCCGATCAAAAACCGTGAAGAAGCGAATTCCGAGGTCATGCGGCAAAAGCATTGGGACGAATGGCAAGACTCTATATCAACACGTATTCACCCGGGTGCTATCGTCATTATCATCATGACACGATGGCATGAGGATGACCTGTGTGGAAGGTTGCTTAATCCAGAGTACGGAAAAGTTCTTCCGTGGAAAAAAATCAATCTGCCTCTGGAATGTGATGAAAAGCATATAGCAGAAGAAGGAAACCCGTTGAATCGTCAACTCGGTGAACCGCTTTGGTCGGAGCGGTATGGAAACTCCTTTATCGAGGAAAGAAAGGCTTTTCCGTCCAGTTACAACGCGCTTTATCAAGGTAGACCGTCGAGCCAAGAAGGTAACATGATCAAGCGCGACTGGTGGCGTTATTACGATGTGTTGCCAGAGGTTGGATCAATGCTCATAAGCGTTGATGCTGCGTTTAAGGATGAGGATGACAGTGACTATGTGGTATGCCAAGTGTGGGGGCGTAATGGCACTAACGTCTATCTGATTGATCAGGTAAGGGCGCGAATGAATTTTCCTGCGACGTTGCAGACGATACGCAACCTGACCAATAAATACCCGCAAGCTGGGTTAAAACTGATTGAGGATAAGGCAAACGGATCAGCGATAATCCAAACGCTACAGATAGAGATACCAGGCATAATTGCGGTCAACCCTGAAGGTGGTAAAGTCGCTCGTGTAAATGCGGTTTCTTCCTTTATCGAAGCCGGAAACGTGTATTTACCGAGACAAGCCGAATGGGTGCATGATTTTGTCGAAGAGTGCGCCAGCTTCCCTAAAGGCGCGAACGATGATCAGGTAGACGCGATGAGCCAAGCGCTGCACAGATACTACTACATATCCGGCAAGATCGAGGAGGAGGTTAAGCATCCGACACGAGATGAGCAAGCCTGGAATCATCTTAAAGAAATTGAAAAACGAGCAAAAAAACGCAAGAGAGGAAGTGGATTTATCGCATGATATACGTGACAATAGCCGTTCTATGCGGTGTGATCATCTATCAGTTTATCGATCGCCAGGATATGGTCAGGAGATACGAGAAAACGATGCAGGAAATGCGTGATCAATGGCTGGACGAGCGCAAGGATCTGCTTGACCGCATCCAAGCGCCGACATTTGCGGAGTACACGAGCAAGGTCATACGTGAGAAAAAAGCGGAGCAGCAGGAGGAAGAAAGGGACAATTCGCCATATATCGCATAAGGAGGTGTAAATCATGCAAGTGTTTGAACTCGTATGTGGATACATTCGCCATTTTGTTGCAGCGAAGGACGCAGATGATGCATACAGACAAGGTACTGATCCAGAAAGGTTTCCAGACCTCCATTTTCGCCCGTTTGAGATCATTCCGGTGACGGTAGAGGGTTATACCATTACCGCTGTCAAAAACGGCTCAGAAGGGCAAAATATTGCGTCTGAGGAGGGTGTTGATACTCCCCGTAGAGGTAGGAGGAAAGCGAGCGAATGAAGCTGCTGAATCGAAAATCAGGCAATAAAGCGAAGAAGTCTGACGAACTGATCAAACTTGTGGACGAAAGACGAGAATCAGCCACGAACTGGCGTATGATCCGGCAGATACAAGTAAACAGGGCATTTTACAGGGGAGATCAGTGGATCAAGTGGGACAATGTACGGCGCATGGTGTACATACCAGAACCCGGAGCCAACGAGAGACGGTACACATACAACAAGATCAAGCCGTTGATCCTCACTCTATTGGCAAAGTTAACAAAAAATCAAGTGCAACTCGAGGTATTGCCGGATACCAACGACGATGACCGGCTTGAGGTGGCAAGAGCCGGTCAAAAGTTCTTGAAGTATCAATGGCAAGAAGATCGGATGGATCACAAGAGCAGAAGGCTCAAGCTTCACATGCTCGTGGATGGGATGCCGGCACTTAAGGTGTTTGTCGATAAAACCAAAGGTGACACGGTTGTGATCGACGAGGATAAGGCTGCTGAATTGGGCGTAGATCCAGGAGTTACGCAAACAGGAAAAATCTGCACGCTCGTGGTCGATCAGATGCAGCTATTCATCGATCCGACTGCCGAGGATATTGAGGATATTCGCTGGGTGGTGCATGAGTTTCCCGAAGACGTGGACGAGATCAAAGAAAAGTATGGCGTAGAGGTAGGGGCAGAAGATATCCAGTTGAGACCTAACTTTGAATTGTCACTACAGGCTGATGCCAAGAAACGCTATACCAATCATGCCATGGTACGTGAATACTGGGAGTGGCCATCATCCAAGTATCCAGAGGGACGAAAAATCACCATCGCTGGTGGAAAGGTACTGGATTACAGCGAGAGTCCAGGAGAAAATCCATGGATATTCTTCCCTATGATCTCCAACCTCGGGACAGCCATTGCAGACGGTGTGGTTAAAGACCTTACCGTCCCCCAGCAAAGCTATAACGTCAAGCGAACGGCAGAAGCCAAGACGCTGGAGGAAATGGGTTCGGGGAAATGGATGGTGCCGATCAACTCAATCGAAGACGAGGGAGAGATCACAGACGAGATCGGAGGAATCGTACACTACTTGCCAATCCAGAATCACAAGCCGACAAGGGAAAACGGTATCGAACCAGGAGCTGGATGGCAAAACGCCATGGAACGTGACGAAGCTGATATGGAGGATATCAGCGGCGCTCACGAGATCAGCCAGGGAAGCGTGCCGAGTGGCGTTGATACGTATGGGGGGCTGCAATTACTCGTTGAACAGGACGAAACAAGGCTGGCTCTTGCCGCTCATTCCTACGAGGAAGGCATTAAGAAGTGGGGCGAGAAGGTGCTGCGACTCGTCAAAAAGCATTTTCCCGAGGAGCAAATGCTCAGAATTGTCGGGGAAAACGGCGAGATTGAGGCGCTTACCTTTTCTGGCGCTGATTTATCCGGTAATGAGGTGGTCGATGTAGTCCCGGGATCATCCTTGCCGGAAGTCAGGGCAGTTAAAGAGGCAAAAATATTCCAGATGTGGGGCGCTGGGATGTTTGTCGATCCTCGCACTGGACGACCAGACGTGCGAAAGGTGGCTCGTATGCTCGGTCAATCAGTAGCATCAGACTACTTTGATGATGTGGAACTGGACGAAAACAAGGCGAAGATGGAGCAGAGAGAGTGGGAACAGCTATTCAGCGATCCTGAAACGGCTAATATGATCATCGAGTATCGACAGAATCTGCAACACTATCAGCAAGCTATAGAACAAATGCAGATTCCTGGCGTGATACCACCACCTCCACAACCGCCCGTCAAGCTGCCGGTAGTAAGGGATTTTTACGACCATGAAACGCATCTAGCAGTGCATAATCGGTTCCGAAAAGGCTCTTTTTACGACAATCTGCCGCCCGAATTACAGGCGATTATCGATGAACATTGCGCTGAACATGAACAAGCAATCATGGCTCCTATTATCCAGCAGCAACAGCAGCAGATGATGGCGCAACAAGCGCAAGAACAAGCTAAGGCTGCGGAGACCGCTGCAAGTCGAGAGCATCAACTAGCTATGAAGCAAATGGACAACGAAGCAAAGATCATCCAAGAGGGGATAAGACAGCAATCTTTACTCATGAAGGGGAGATCATAGATGTACTTCAAGAAAATCAAAGAGTTGGAGAATGCGGTTGTCTCGCTTGGAGGTGGAAGCTGATGACGTTCAATATGACCGAATTCCTCAAGACTAATCTGCTTCGTGGCTATCGGGATGGGTCTTTCACAGAGCCGCAGGTGAACATCTTCGCTGCGAATTACTTGGCAAAAGGCTGGTTTACTCAAGCCGATTTTGACGGAGTAACCTACGCGATTCAGACACATGAGGAGTCTGTAGAACAGTAATCTTATTCAACTAACGAAGTTCGATAGTTCAATACACAGGCCGTAGGTGAGAATCCTGCGGCCTATTCTATTACAACCGTTCGGGCGTTGAATGATCTTAGGCCGCCGCTAAGAAAGGAGAAGTACCATGAAGAAACCTTATGCATTGACACTTGATCTGCAACTTTTTGCAGAAGAAACGGGCGTTGAAAGTGTTCCTGCCGCCGAGGAACAAATTCCTGCACCACCAGAAAACAACGAATCCGATCCTGAAACGGGCGTAGAAGAACAGGCTGCCGCCGAGCCAAAGGAGAAGGGAAACAGCTTCGAGAAGGCGTTCGCCAAACGTCTCGCAGCAGAGCGTGAGAAGTGGGAAAAAGAACGTCAAGCGGAGTTGGAAAAGTACAAGGATCATGATATCGCAAGGAAAGCACTAGATTTTCTTATGAAGCAGAACAACATCAGCGATCCCATGACCTTGAAAGAGCAGCTTGAACTCGCAGAGTTGCAGGAGAGAGCGGAGAAGGAAAACCTTCCTCCCGAAGTCCTAAAACGTCTGGACGAACTGGAGAGAAAAGCAGCAAAAGTTGATGAGATCGAGAAACTGCAACAGGAAGCACAACAGACTCAACAGTTCGAGCAGACATTGAAGGAATTCTGTGAGGGCAAGCAATTGGATGGCAAACCTCTGGATTACAAGGAGCTCTGGAAGTATATGTACGAGAACAAGACAGAAAATCCAGAGATTGCCTTCAAAGCCATGAAAGCAGATATCCTGGAAAAGCAGCTCGAACAAGCGGAAAAGGAGGGCATGAAGAAGCTTATTGAAGCAAAGACAAACATCCCTAAAGTAGATGGAGCAAGGGGAACAGGTGCAGTAGCGCCTACCCCACCAAAAACATTCGCAGAAGCCCGAGAAAGGGCGTTACAAAGAGACTATTTCAAATAATTGGAGGATGATAAACTATGGCATTTGACCTGTCCGCCGCAAATGCGGTACTCAAAGAAGATTATCTGCCGCCGGTGCGTGAGCAGCTGAACAATGACAATCCGGTCATTCAGAAGCTTGTCGCAAAGAAGCAGGAGGCAACAGGAAAGCGTTTCTACGTTCCTCTGCACTATGGACGAAACAATGGTGTTGGTTACCGTTCTGAAGGCGCTCAACTTCCGGCTGCTGGGCACCAAAAATACAAGGAATCAACAGGGAATACGAAGTACCTGTATGGTCAGATCGAAATCACTGGTCCTACCATCAAGGCCATGAGAAACGACAAGGGTGCTTTCATTCGTGCCGTCGATTCCGAAATGAGAGGACTGCTGCGTGACCTGAAAGACCAGCGTGCACGCGCTCTGTTTGGTGATGGTACTGGTAAGTTGGCAACATTTGATGCGAATACATCCACCACGACACTGACAGTGGACAGCGTGAAATACTTCCAAGTCGGCATGATCATCGACATCATCTCGTCCGGCGGCGTGGTATCCGTAGCAGGGCGTGAAATCACTGCGATCGATGTTGCAAACAAGACAATCACCATCTCTGGCGCAAACGTGACAACTGTCAATACGGATATTGCCGTTGTGACCGGCGACTACAACAACGAAGCCATGGGTCTCGGCGGTATCATGAGTACGACACTTTCTCTACAAGGTATCAACCCTGCCACAGACACATGGTGGAAACCAAACGTACTGCGCAATAACGGCACGCCTCGTTCTCTCAGCCAACAGCTTATGAGGCAGGCTGTTGATCTTTCAGAGCTGCAAGGAAGCCAGATCAACATGATCACATCTTCTTACGGCATTCGTGCAGCATATGAAGCATTGCTTCAAAACCAAGTGAGAATTGTTTCTCCAATGGAACTTGAAGGCGGTCACAAGACGCTGGAATATGATGGTCGCCCGATTGTGGTTGACCGCTATCATCACTCCGGCAAGATGTACTTCCTGGACATGGACGAACTCGACCTGTATCAACTGTCCGACTTCGAATGGATGGAAGATGACAAGGGCGCTGTTCTCTCCAAGGTTCCAGGATACGACAAGTACGAAGCCACCATGTTCTGCTATGAGACACTCATTACCTACAAGAGGAACGCACACACAGCGCTGGAAGACCTGACAGAACCGGTAGGATATTAATGCGAATGAGGGAGGGCTTTATGCTCTCCCTTTTTCATTATCACGGAGGGGTAGATAATGGCGAAATATGACATCTATCACATTGAAGAACGACTTCAACAATACGATCCTGATTATTTCCGCAGAATTGACTTTGACGAAAAGAGAGGACTACATAGGCTCATTTGCTATGATCCGGTGAACAGAGAAGAATACGTCGCATTTACTGTGCCAGCAGGTAAACTCGACCATAGAACGGTCGCTAAGTACATGGAAATTCACCCGAGAAACGGGTTTAACATATTCAAATACCTTGATCAAGAACTCAACAAGAGAGAACGAGAGCAAGAGAAACGAATCAGCGACATGGCGCATGACCTGGCTGACAACATTCTTTCTTCCTTCCGTATGAAGGTAAGCCGATCCATCGACTAAGGCGGTGATAGTGTGAATCTGCAAACGATCCTTGAACGGGTTGATCTATTGATAGACAATGACATATCAACACAGCAAAAGGTGACCACAATCAACGAGATATCCAAGCAACTATTCAGGAGGTTTCCGGTACCAGATAAATTCGTGAAGTTCACCACGACAAACATCCCATACTACACATTACCTGATGACGTTTCTGAAGAACGGATCAGAAGTGTAGTTGTGAACGGGATCGAATACAAGAGGGTCACACCGGAAGATGATAGGCCAAACAGACCGTTTTGTACGGTCGTGGCAGACCATCTTTTTCTATATCCCAACACGCCTGATCAGACATGCGTGATTTTCTACCAGCCTAGACATGTTGAATTGAGCGCATCGAATCTGTCTACCGTCCCCACATTCCCGGAGGATTATCACGAGATTCTTGTATATGGACTGGCAATATGGATCGCAGAGATTCAGCGAGACGTTGATATGGTCAATAACTTCCAACGGAAGTATGACGAGATATTGAAGGACGCAGAACGGCATCTTCGGAAGATGGGGAATAAACGAGTCATTATAACGAATAGGTGGTGATCATATGTCAACAGCAATGGAAATAGCGGCAAGGGAACTGGAGAAGTTGATAAAGGCAGCAGATACGCCAACTAATCTATTCGATGAATTAAAGGCGGATACTCTGACACGAGCTGTTAACGTCAAACATCCACCGTCGCCACTTGTCGCCGCTCTAGGTGACGGCACGACGGATGACACAGCAGCATTAGGAGCGATCTTTGATTACTGCAGAGATAATAAAACACCAGTATTCCTACCTTCTAGCACTTATAAAATTAGCGCATCTTTAGATGTCTCCGGCTTAGAGATATTCGGAGTGATGGGAGGATACAACAATCAATCCGGTACGATTATTGAGGGTAGCGGTGATCATGCGATCTTGGTGCAAGAGAGCGTAACAGCTGATAAGATCACCTACTCTATCAAGAACCTAGGATTAAGAAATGGCACTCTTGGGCTTAAGATGACCTATGCCGTACATTGTGTGATCGAAAATGTATCAGTGATCGAATGTGTAGATGGTTTTGAGGTAGGAGACCCAACCATACTCGGGACACTATGGAATAATTTTAAGAATTGCCGTGCCGATGTGTCAGGTATAGCCTTAAAAGTCGACGGGAAGGACTTTTCAAACGCTAATATATTTGACACATGCTTCTTCCGAGGGGGAGAAGGGGCGGCGATAGTAGACTGCGGGACGGGAATAGGTGCGGTCGCCAACCAGTTTCTAAATACTGAGTTTGCGGGAGAGAGTTTTGGTATAAAATTTCTAAAAACAAAAAGCACTTCCCTGACGAATTGTTATTTCGAAAGCAGAGGCCCGTCTATCGTACTAGATGGGTCAAATTGGGATGTGTATGTTGAGAATTGCACGTTTGGGAGCTTAGTGAACACAAATCCAGTGGGGGTAAATTCGTTCATTTGGCACAAATCGGGTGTTAGTCGAGTAACGATAGTATCAGGATACGTATACCTCACATCAAGTAGTTTACATGATAATATGTATTTCATTCAAAGTGACATCCCGTCATTATTTCTGCTTACAATGATGGATCCCCCCGAAAGGGAAGTGTACGCAAATGGGTTTAACACACTCGCCCCAGGTCTGCCCACAAAGGACTGCATACTGGTGTATCAATCGGCGTACACCCCGCAGTGGTCGACGAATGGGAGTACACAACCGGATATTGGTAACGGCACACTAAAAGGCAGATACACTTTATCAGGCAGGCTATGTACTGTTCAGGTAGATCTAACCGCTGGGTCAACGACGACATTCGGTACAGGGGCGTTTCAGATTTCACTTCCCTTTCCCGCTCTCTCGGGCGGCGAACGCGCTCAAGGAATTGCCCGTATCCTTGACTCTGGCACGACAATGTATGTTGGTCTTGTAGAAGTAAACGCAGGCAGCACTACGGCGGTGTTTTACACCAACAACAGCCCTAATCCCGTGCAATCTAACAGTCCGATGACTTGGGCGGCCAACGATACTCTACGGTTTACGATTACCTATGAGATTTAACATATTAGGACGATTATGCGCGACAGAAAGAAGGTGATCATTTGGCATACTGGAATCCAGTTCGTGGAATAAGTGAACCTATACCCATAAGAACCTTTCAAGGCGTATATAAGCCAGATGATGAGGGATTCGGATTATCCGAGTCCCTTTTTGTTGATCTGGAAAACATGTCCCCTTCGGCATTTCCTGCGCTCACTACACGCCCGGGATATACGCAGGTAGGAAAATTCGGGACACGTGTACTTGGCATGGGTGCATGGAAGGATCAAGAGTTGCATATGGTGTTTAATGATGGCACATGGCGAAGGCTTAATTCAGACGGTACATGGACGCAGCTTGCAACCGGTCTGAACACATCGGCGGAATGGACGTTTGCTAACTTCAAGGGGAATCTGTCTGGCATCAATCTTATCGGCAGTAATGGCGTGGATCCGATCAAGCGATATGACGGTTCAACCGTCTCCAATCTGTCAGGCGCTCCATCCGGTGGTAACTACATCTGCACCCAATCCAATCGACTATATTGTGCGGTAGGAAACGAGATACGATTTTCTGCACTCAATAAGGCTGATGACTGGACAACCGTAGACGATGCCGGATCGATCGTCCATGAAACGAATGACGGGGAAACGATCATCGGTTTGAACGAGGGTATCGGTCATGTGACGGTTCTGAAGCCTTCCTCCATCTACGAACTATGGGGCAAAGGGCCAACGAGTTACAGACTCCAGCCTGCCGCTACAGACATTGGTGTCGTAGCGGATAAAGCGGCATCGATCCACGACGACATAATGCCCTTTATTAGTCGTGATGGAATTTACCTATATCAAGGTGGGGTAAGACCAGAAAAACGCTTCTCGCAGGCCGTACAGTCGTTTATACGCGATTCTAACAAGGCGAATCTATCTAAGTCAGTTACTGCTAGTGATGGAGAGCATATCTACTTTGGAATCCCGTATAAATCGACCGAGACTGACACCATCCTGCAATACAATCCGCGTTACCAAGCTTGGTATCCGTGGACGGGGATCTCTCCGACTCACATGATTCGTATCGGACAAGACCTCTATATAGGCGATTCTACGGGGCGTGTGCTGCGTTTAGATGGCGATAAGGACAATGGAGCAAATATATCGTGGAAAGCCGTGACAAAGCCGTTTACAGCGGCTACAGCGGCACGTAAACAGCATTGGTTCAAACTCTATGTGGTGGTTGATCTGCCGGCAGGAAGCACGATGAGAATTTACCTTAGCCCGTCCGTCAGGGGTAATGATTGGGTTCTGGCAAAGACGCTCACAACCGATGCGGATATGCAATTCAAGAAAATCCTGATTCCGACCAACTCTATTGCAAACGCCAATGCGGTGAGGATCAAATTAGAGGGTACGGGAAAAGTAACGATACACGAAATCACACGTCAATTCCGCGAAATGCCAATGAGGTGATGATATGCCAACCGAAAATATTCACATCGTCCAATCACAACGCGAAAAGACTCTTCAAGAGCAAATCGACTATTTGACAAACGAACTGGCTAAGACTCAGAAAACGTTGAATTACCTGCTAAACGATGGTGGTATTGACTTCGACAACATCAACGAGATCAGAGTACGGAAGGGAACCAAGTGGTATCTCATCAACGAAGAAGGAATCGTAGCGAATAACGGTTCAACCAACACGTTCAATTTTGATCTTGATACCGGAAACTTATCTATCACGGGAATCATCACGGCATTGGCAGGTATGATCGGCGGTTGGACGATTCAGGGGAATGCGTTGTATTCCAGTACGACGACATATCCGCGCATTGTCATTGATCCTGGCAGCAATCAAATCACATTCTATGCTAATGCGACAAAATATGTTCAGATCGGATGCGTCAATTACTACGGAGGGACAACTGATCCATATATTCGGATTCATGATGGGAGCGATTATGTTGAGTTCGATATGAACTCTTACTACCTGTCTTTCAACGGGACAAGGGAGATTCGACTTGATTTCCCAATAATCCGACTGGATGACATTGTTTTTGTCAATTTCAACAATTTGCGTGATGAGATGAGTGGGGATAGCATATGGAATATCGTGATGGACTTGGAGGATGAAATCAATAACAAGGCCGATCATTTCAACGGATACAACGGCCCTGTTGTCGTAGGTGATGGTTTTGGTGGAACAAAAACACTGTATTTTACCAATGGAGTGCTGACAACTGTGGTGTAATATTTTATACTCATGGTAAATTCAAGAAAAGGAATGAGGATTATGAGGAAATTTCTGCTTGGGTTTATCATGGGTATCATCATCATGGTTCCTGTGTCAGCGTTAGGTCAGACAGCATACGAGAAAATATCGGCATATGTCAATCCTGATATCAAAGTAGCAGTCGAGGGTGAGCATGTCGATCTTGACCTTGCACCAATTGTATATGACCAACGGACGTATCTTCCGGTGCGTGAGATTGTTGAGAAAGTCATGGGATATGAAGTGAACTGGAACCAAGAAACAACAACGGTTGAGATTGCTGCTCCTGATATATGGCCGGTAAAGGATGGTATATCAATTAACCAAAAAGATGAGGTGGATGAGGTGATTCCTGGAAGTCAAGTCGGTCCATTCGGATACTCTTATGATAGATTATTCTTCGATCCTCCAGAAAACGTAACAATAGAATATGTCGAAGAACGGATCAGAGATATCAAAGGATGGATGAACACGCTGAACCATGCAATATCTATACAAGAGGAAGCAAGTCAGAATGGCGTAACTGTATATCCTGAGCATATTATCGAAATGTACCGTGGCGAATTGCCAAAGTTGCAATCAAGACTGGAATATTGGGAATCTTTAAGAAAACAACTAGAAGAGGTGAAGCAACAATAACCTTGCACGTATAAACAGCATGATTTATCATAAAAATAGTAAAGACCGCAGATGTTGCAGCACCTGCGGTCATCCAGTAAGCCGAAGGCAGTCGGCTAAACACCAAGGAATAGACCGATACCTTACCAGAGGGGCGGTCTATTTCCTTTTGTTAAACGTTAATATCATCACAATTAACGCTCCAAAGGAGATCATGAGTGATATGGCTTCATAAACACTCATGGGCATCACCTCCCTTCATGGGAAGATGGATGCCGACTGCCCCTGCTTACTGGACAACTATATTATACCAAAAGTCGCCAATAGGCGGCTTTTTTATTTAAGGAGTGATAACATGGCCGTACCGAATCCATACTCCACACAACAGAAGAAAACGCAGTCAAATGTTCCCGTCCCACAGTCCAACGTTGTTCCGTTCCCACAGTCAAATTCGACACAAGCGTCGTATTCCAGTGTACCAAGATCCAATGTACCCACACCAAGTAGTACACCGACTATGACAGCAACAGCTACTCCCACGATCCCAAGAGCCAGTGTTCCTATGCCACCAACAACCGATTACCGCAGTCAAGTGGACAATCTACTGAAGCAGTATCAGCAGATGGCTGCTGCTCCACTCGTGTACAATGTACAGTCCGATCCGTCGTATGCGTCCATCCAACAAGCTGCGAGGAGGGCGAGCCAGAACACGATGGAAGCCCTCAACGAGAGAGGAATCCTAAACAGCACGATCACGGCTTCTCAAATCGGTCAGATCCAACAACAAGCAGAAGCACAGGCAGAACAAGCGGCATACGAGAGGGCGTACAACGAACGATTGAACCAACTTTCCAACCTTGGCAATCTGATCAACCTCTACGCTAACCGAGACGATACCATGTTTGGACGCGGTGTGACGGAAGGACAGTTGACAGGAACATACATTCCGAATCAAGCACAACCTCTGGTACAACAACTGCTTGCACTCAAGCAAGAAGCAGAGCGCCCGGGATTGGGGGCAGAAACATATGCGAGGTATAAGGGACAAGGGGATGCAATCAGGGCACAGCTGAGGTCAATGGGTCTAGACACATCATGGATTGATTCGAACGTGACAAGCGCACAAGCTGCGGCGAATATACCGAATGTGTTCTCGACGCTGGATGCGAGGAATCAGCAGTTCAATCAGAACATGCAGCAGCAGCAACTTCAACTCCAACGCGAGCAGATGGAATACCAGGCGGCTAGGGATGCGATCGCAGACCAAAGGTGGAAAGCTGAGTTTGATGAGGATGTCAGACGCTTCGGCCTGAACTATGCGCTCAACCGTCAGATTCAACTTGGCAATCTGGATGTCGCAAGAATGAACGCCGCAACGTCTCGTATGAACGCTGAGACGAATCGTCTTGATGCAGATAGACGATACACCCAATACCTTGACTCTCTCAATCAGCCTAAAACGATGGGAGCCAGCGACTACAAGACAAGTCCCGACTTCGCCAAAGATTATCAGTATGTGATTTCAAATCCAACAGAAGCGAAAAAGACCCTTGAGAAGAACGCTGATGCCTTTATTCAAGCTTACGGTTATGACGGATACCGGGCATTGATACAGGCGCTTCCACAGGAGAATCAGTTCAGCATAACCATTCCGAGGTGATCTGATGAGTGTTTTTGAACAATTGAAGCAAGGTCAGACACCCTCATCCTCAGGAGGCGTGTTCGCTCGCCTGGAGCAAGAGACTAAGGAAAAGAACAAGGCCATCAAAATGGACATCTTCAACACCGCCGTTCAGTCTCATGATAAGTTTATTGCGGACACGGATAGGTTGAAGCAAGCAGAAAGGCAGAAAGCAGTTGAATCCGCCAAGCAATACGCCGATACACAAACGCTTACCGGTCTCACTCGGACACAACCGGAAACACCTCCTATTGAGAAGCCAATGCTTGCAAGGTTGAATGAGGAACAATCAAAGGCGAGAGAAACAGCGCCATCCAGCGGTGTTAGATCAATCGAGGAGGAATTGGCATACCGGGATGCCGAACGGGCGAAGATGCTGCCAGACAATGCATTTGGTCAGGCGGTAAGAAGTGGATATCAAGCCATTGACCGGTTCTTTCTCGAGAATCCAGTCGGTTCCTTCCTCTCTCGTGTCGGACAGAGCGCTGCTGGGATGTTAGGGCAAGAGCCGCTATTCGAAACGCCAACAACCGGCAGCAAGATCGCTGATACAGTCGCAGATGTTGGCGGTGCACTCGGAAGTGTATTTGTCAACCCAGGCGGCGTGACAAGCGTTGTTCCAGGACAAGCCAGTATTGTGGGTCAGATTTATAACAACCCTGTTACACAACGGATAGCACAGACCGCAGCGTCAAAGGTGTCGAATCCTACCGCTCAACGAGTCGTTAATGAAGCCGTTAGGGAAGGCATAACAGGTGCGGTGGAAGGCGGCGCTATGGCTCTTGCTCGTGGAGGGGATGAAAGGGATGCGCTTGTTGAAGGTGCCATTGGTGGGGCTGCTGGTGGTGCGTTGGGAGGACTAATGCCTCTTGTGAGTGAATCAGTGAAAAGAATCGTCATAAAATATCGACCACAAGAAATAACTCCACAAACACTTGCGCTACCGACTCCTAGGCGTGATCAGCGTATTAAACAGGCGGAGCAGAGAAGGATCCAAGAATACGGATCAGATCCAATTGTGAATGAGTATACCTTCAAACTGCCAGAAGCTAGTCCGGATACTTCCGCACGGATTAAGAACATTCAGGAAGCTCGTAACGACTTGAAGGAAATCGAAAACGAAATTCGTATACTTAAGAGTCGTTACGAAAAGGCGATCAACGACCAGTATGAATATCTGAAAACATCTATAGCTAATCGTGGCGGCGTGCAGCAAGGAAGTTTGCTTCGGAACCAGCAAGGTGAAGTGATTGGACGTGTAGGAAGGACATCGACCAACCCAGAATGGTATCGGGAGTTTTATAAGCAGAACAATCGCAAACCGAACCGAAAAGAATTGTACGAACTTGCAAAAAAGCATGTGGATGAAGGTTTCATTGAAGCTGGATATCGTGTGCCGTCCTGGAAAGAACATAATGGATACGATGAAGCGGTAAAAACCCTTGAGTCAGTTCGTGATGCAATACGTGCATCTATCCGTGAAATGGATCCGGCTATTAACATCACAGATTCTCCAATCAAGGGTTCGATCATGCGAACGAATCGAGGAGTGAGTATAGTTGACAACAACATCGTTGAAGGAAACATCGCTAGACCGCAAGAATCGCCTTCTGGCGGCGTTTTCGAATCTATCAAGGAAAATACACTAGTTGAACCAACAAACGCCCAGAACGCCCGTGAAATGGTCGAGAACATGATCGAGAGTGCAAAGGTTGACCCTGACAATCCGCTAGTACGGGATAACAACGTAAGCGGCATTGGTATCGTTCCGTTCGCACAAAAGGCACGACTTTATGACAACCTATCGAGCGATACAAAGTCGCAACTCATGACCAAGACGAGGAAGCCTGAAACCACGCTCAATGCGAAGATCAAGCAATCCTACATCAACACCGTGGATGATCTGTTCAGCTTCCAGAACTTCGACAAGAACGCCGAGAAGATACTTGGAAGGAAGCTGAAAGCCAGTGAGGGAACGTATATCCCTGCTATTACCTCCAGGGGAAGCGACATCATCACCAAGCAAATACTGACCGAAAACATGGTGGACTCAAAGGGGAATGTGATCGGCAAGTCGTTTAAGGAAATACTAAAAAAGCTGCCAAAAGGCAAACAAGTTGACTTCGAGGATTATCTGGTAAATAAACATGCCATAACTCGCCACGCCCGAGGGGAGAAGGTGTACCGTGATGAACTGAACTGGACACCGGAGTTCGGTGCAAGGAAGGTAGCGGAGTATGAACAGAAATATCCGCAGTTCAAGGAAATGGCTGAGGAATACTATCAGTTCCGTTATAACCTTGCTAAGAGTTGGCTTGTTGACACCGGTCTTATCTCTGAAAATGTGCTGAACAAGTGGTTGGATGAAAACCCGTTCTATGTCCCGATGCAACGTCACTTTGACGAGATCGAGAAGTCGAGAAGTGGACTTAGGGCGAAACGGGGATTCGGAGATCAGTCCGCACCGGTGAGGAAGTATTCAAAAACCGGTTCGCAACGTCTCATCATTAGCCCGATCGAAACAACCATCGAGAATGTAGACGCAATGGTTAAGGCATCGAAACGAAATCAAGTCATGCAGAACCTTGTTAACATCATCCGAAGGGATCCAGAAGCTCTGGAGGGATGGGCAGAACTTGTTCCCGAACAGTCGGCAGCACGTCATACATCCATCAAGCAGATCAACGAAATCATGGAGAAAGAGGGCATAGACGGTCTTGTCAATCAGCTTAACAACGACTTCGAAATCCTGTTCAACAAATCCTCTAAGAAGAACTTGGACAAGGACAATGTAATTCGTGTCATGATGAATGGGGAACCGGTGCATGTACGGATCAATGATCCTCAACTTTTGGATGCCATTTCTGGACTAAATCCGCCGGCGCAAGGAGTTCTGATGAACGCCATTTCCAACACAACGAGGGTTGTTAAGCTGCTGACAACCGGCGCGAACCCGGTATTCTCTGTGACGCGAAACATGTTCCGAGATATCCCAATGGCATATATCGCATCCAAGACAACCAACAACCCGTTGAGATTCGGATATGATCTCATTGAGGGATTTGTGAGCGCCTTGAGCAACGGGAAGCTGTATCAGTCCTTCAAGAACGTTGGGGGCGGTCATGCATCGGCGGTTGCTGCGGATCGGAATCTACTCGCACAGAGCAAGCGAGAGATCATTGGGAACCGGTTGCCGAAGGATTATCTCGGTTCTCTCCTGGGAAAAATCGAGAACTTCAACAATGCCTTGGAAGCAGCTCCACGGCTAGGAGAATTTAAGCGGATGGTGAAGCAATCTGACACCTACGAGAACAGGCTGAGAGGTCTGTTCGAAGCCAACGACATCACAGTTAACTTCAAGCGCAGGGGAAAGGTGTCACCACAACTAGATCCATTCATCCTGTACTGGAATGCATCTGTTCAGGGTCTGGACAAGGCCATACGTATATTCAAGGACAATCCGGTTGCAGCAGGAGTAAAAGCCTTTGCTTCGATCACGGTTCCGACACTGGTTCTGTATGCACTCAATCATGATAAGAAGGAATACCAGGAGACATCCGAGTATCTGAAGGACAATTACTATCTGATCCCGACAGGAGATGAGAAGAATCCATTCGTCCGTATCCCAAAACCACAAGTGCTCATGGTTCCGTTCTCCAATCTACCGGAACGAATTCTGAGAATGTGGAAGGACGAAGACCCCGATGCATTCAGGGAGTTTGCGACAACAGTGGTCAATCAATTCCTGCCGGCCGGAATGAGCGGTATTGTCCAGGATACGGCGATTGAGGGTAAGCTTCCTGATCCGACCGCAGACACGATTTTCGGCCCGTTCTCCGATATCCGAGCGAATAAGAACTTCGCAGGCGCTTCTATCGTCCCTGGGTATCTGGAAGGCGTATCACCACGCCTCCAATATGATTCCAGGACGAGTGAAATTTCAAAATGGATCGGGGATAAGCTAAATTTATCTCCTAAGCAAATTGATCACCTGATCAAGTCCTATACAGGCGTGCTAGGTCAGTTGGGGATCCCTGCAACAAGTGAGGGTGCTACCGTTGCGGATACTCTTTTACGCCAGGTGACCGTTGATCCGGTTTACTCCAACAACCTCATGAGCAAGTTCTACGAGACAAAGGATAAGCTCGACACCATGTATAAGGATATTCAGCAGACCGGTGTCGTGCCTAAAGGATACCATGACGATTTGAGGAAGTTCATGAATCGAGTATCGGATGCCATGTCTGATGTTCGGAAGCAAATGAGGGCGGTTGAGAGTGATAAGACATTGACCAGTGAGCAGAAGAAGGAAACGAACAGAGAACTGCAAAAGATGCTTAATAACCTTGCGAGAGAAGCGAATATAATTGCAGAGCAGGTCGCCAGATAATGGCGGCCTGTTTCATTAGGAGTGATGCCTATGATCAGGATGCAGCCGATGAGTTGCACGGTTTCTCTTAAAACATTGCGCATTCTCAGAAGGTTATATCCACCACCCGATGATACAGCGGATAAGCTCTTATACGAGGGTGATCAATTTGTACGACTTTCTGATCGAAGCCGGATATGCGATATGGAGGAACGGTCTGACCTTATCCAGTCTAGGGGCAGTTCTATATGTCATCCTGCGCCAGAGAAGGATCAAGAAACGGATGCAGAAGTTCATCCCTTGGCTGTTTCAAGATGAGTCAGAGGTCAAGGAATATGTTCAAAATCAACAGCGCATAGAAGCAAAAATCGATCTGTTACTGAAAGAAAGGGGAATTACATGGAATGCGAATACCTTAAAGCCATCAGAAGCAAATACTCAACCAATCTCATCAAAGCGTTTCATATTGTCACGAAAGGTGTTATCTATTGTCCAATCTGTCAAACGACACATGACTTTAAGGAGGTTGAAACTAATGCAACGCTTCAAAAGCAGGAAGTTCTGGATGGCCGTTATTACGGCAATTCTTGTCGTTCTGAACGATGGTCTTGATCTCGGTATCGATCAGGACACAGTTCTCACATTCGCCGGCCTTGTGATCTCATGGATTATCGGTGAATCTGCAATCGATACAGCCAGAGCGAGGGGGGCGAAGCAGAATGACGCAGTTGACTACTCTCAGGCAGATCAAGTTGGCGAGTGATCTGCCATTTCACTTGCCAGAGATCGAGGATATCACAGATAAGCTGCCAAAGAATCCAAAGGGTTCATGGCTCACAATGCCACTTCGCCGTCAGGATGGTTCGGTAAGATCGGGGCCACGCTCATTCAGCGACATCAAGCGTATCTCCGTTCATCATACGGGGGTAGAAGGAACAGCAGCAGGGCATGCGAACTATCATATCAGCAAGGATTATGGCGGTATCGCCTACCACATCTACATCAAAGGCGGAAAGATCCAGCAGGTGAACGATCTCTTGGCCTTAACCTGGCACACACAATCCAACAACTACGACACCATTGCCATTGTTGTAGAAGGGAACTTCACGCAGCGATCTCTCACCAATGATGAACGTCAGGCGTTGTACGGAGCCATCATCACCGTCATGGAGATCTTCGGAATTCCAGTCGATGAAGTGAAAGGGCATGGCGAGATCACGCACAACACAGCATGTCCAGGATTCGATATGAACCAGGTTAGGAATGACGTTCGCCAGATCATCATGGAGATGGATTACCGGAGGAAGGGAGAACATCGTGCGATCGCCATACAAGAACTCTATGCTCGTGTCAATCACCTATACAGCATCTATTACAACAATGGGCAATACGCAGCTGATGCCGAGAGAAAACTGTATACCCTCTATCAGCTTGCCGAACAGTATGAACTCATGCTTCCGACTCAGAAAGGAAAGACGATTGCATAAGTAATATGTAAGTAGAAAATTAAGTAGAAAGCCCCTGCATAAGCAGGGGCTTTCTAAAAGCCGTACAATGCCCGGCGCTAGGCTAGCGAATGATAACGAATGCGCGGTTTTGCGTCTCCATGATTGACGCCGATCACTTTAACCGCAAAAGCATTTGCAGGGTTTACGGCGCACCGATCGAGCATACGCCGGATCTAGTACGGCTACCTGCGTGATCGAACCGTGTGAAGCACATCCCCGAGCGGTTAAGTCGAGATGCGCTTTCTCTTCGGTCGGCACATCCGCATAGCCTCCTACTACACACACAGTTCTAATGATGCGGGCAAGGATTTGCACCTTGCATGACGTATCACGAGCACTACAAGCACGTGTTATCTGACGCGCATACGTCCGTTGTAGCTGAAGCGTGCGTCTACCTATTCCGCCACCGCATCTGACTAAATTATATTATATACACCATTCATAGCGCAATCACTTAATGGATATCATTCTATGGTCAATTTGCAAACCATAGAATGATAACTACTCTCCCGGGAACTTAGGTGTGATCTCGATTGTGAAATCATCACCTGTTTGATTCTTCTCTTTCCAATACTTCACTTCATGAATGATTCCTTTCAGTACAAGGTTCTTTTTTTGTACATCCTTCGATGTTTTATAATACTTGATCGCCTGTTCAACCTTCGGCACGATCTCTTTTTGGTTTTTCTGTCTAGTCCGTTCAATTTCTATTTCCTCTGTCAGCTGATTCAACCGTTTGGTCGTTTCCTCAATCCTCTCGGCAAGTGTTCTGGAACGTTCGAGAAAGACCTCTTGCGTATAAATTCCTTGTTCCAGGAGGTCGAATTGCTTCATCCGTTGTTCCTCGTATGTTTTCAGTTGATCTTTCAACTCATTGATCAACTTTTCCTTCACGATGATTGTGTTGGGAGTCCGCGGCTTACGTGACTTAATGTCTATCTTCATGCCTTTAAGCCACTCATTCAAAAAGTTCAGTATTTTTTCTTCGATGAGATCATACCTTGAAAGCCTGGCATTGCAGTGTAAGTTATTGCACCTTAGATACCCTAACTCCTTATTAAGTGGATGACGTTTATACACCATCGTAAATCCGCATTTGCCGCATTTTACGATTCCTGCAAGAGCATTTACAGGTGCTAAAGACTTTTTGGTTCTGACCAAAACATTATCGCTCAGCCTTTTTTGTACACGTCGAAACAACGATTCGTCAATGATGGCCGGATGTTTTCCTTGAACGTCGATCATTTTATCCGCTGGGCGTTTCTTGATGTCGTACTTCTTATCCGGTCGGTTAATCTTGCGTCGTGATGTTTTTCTAAACTGGATTCGTCCGATATAGACAGGATTATGAAGGATCTGCAATACAACGTTAAAGTTCCACTCTTTTCTCCCGAAGTAAGTGGGGATGTTCATTTTCGTTAATCTTTCAGCTATATCCCTCGTACTTATCCCTTCATCAGCCCATTGAAACATCAATCTTACAATATCAGCCTGATCGTTTGGTTTAAGAGTACGGCTGCCGTCTTCAAGGAAATGAATATCATATCCATAAGGAGGTCTCGCGGATACAAAATTACCGGATTCCGCAGACAGATCCTTTCCTCGTTGTAAACGTCTAGTGATCATCTTTAATTCACGTCTTGCGAAAAGAGAGGATATATCGGCCTGGAATTCATCAGACTCGTCATTCAAATCAAGAACCTTTGTTGGTGTGACAATAAGGACATTGTTGCTGCGAAATGTCTCCAGAATGAATCCTTGCTCTTGCATACTCCCACGGCTTAATCGGTCGAGATCCATCACGAGAACGCCGGCTGGTGGGTCATCATTCAACCTGTCCAGGAGACGCAGCATTTCTGTGCGGTCTGTTAATCGTTCACCGGAGACGATTTCCTCGTATACTTCTGCAATGTTTAATTTATAGTGATTGGCAAGCTTGAATAATGCCTTTTTATGCTTTGCTAATGTTTCGCCTTCTCCGCGTGCTTCTGCTTCCAGATCAGCACGGCTTTTTCTAAGGTATATTACGTATTCACCGTGAGGTAAACGTTCCATGTTGGATCAGCTCCATTATTTCCTTCGGATTATCGTGATGATGATTGCAGTGAGACAAACCATTCCAATGGCGATGAGAACAGAGAGATCGATAGAATAGGAATACTCAAACTTATTAGGTTGGTACTGAACAGTGGATGGATTAGCCTTATTCTGAATGAATTGCTTGTATTCCTCGTATTCTATTATATCATTGTTGTTTGTGTCAGCTTGGAATCGTTCTAGATCACTATATAGTATATCCCAGAAATCATTTTCTTCCTTTGCTTTTTCGAAGTCCGTTTTCTGTTCGTCTTGCAGTCGTTCAAATACCCCATTTACTTCTGATTCCTTCATGGCTTTGAATTCTTCAGCAGATATTAATCCGTTTTGATGGCTATTCGTTACTCCTGACATTGAATCACCCTCTCAGATATTGCAATATATTTCAATCGTTTCCCAAGCAAGTTACTCACATATATGGAAGCGATTTCACTTGATAATCTTGTGAAATCTGGTATGATTGCCATACTTGGATGATAAATATTCGTGGTTTATAATATGGTACGGTAAAACAAATGTTTTACCCGTCCGCCCAGAGCGGCCTAAAACTGCTCTGTTTGGGTGCCTTCTTCTACCTCTTGCCACTCGTAAACATCATCCATTGGAACCCCTAAATACTCTGCAACAGTCTTTGGGGTACTGGCAGACATGATCCGTATCATCGTGACATAGGCGTAGTAATGTTGCCTGGACAAGCCTATTTCCGTGTAGAACACGACTGGATCGATGTGTCGCTCCTGCAAGAGTTGAGGGAGAAGGCACTTCGTCGGACGAAATACCATAACTCACCCTCGTCATATTCATATTTTTTTACCTTGAAAAGCGAACATGTGTTCTGTATTATAAAGGAACATCGTATAAAATTGATAACTCCTTCATTCAGTATATAAATAAAGGAGCTGCTGAACCTATGGCAAACAGATTGGAGGTCTTTCTATCAAATGCAAGTCGGGAACAGATCAATCACTTAATCACTCGGTTAAAGGGGGTGAATGATCAAGAACTGAATCATCTGATTCAAGCCCTTGAAAAAATTGTTTAGTACTTTATTTGGCATCATTCCTCTGATAATGCTTTAATCATATCATCAACGATTTTTTGCTTATGTGGCGGCAAGCGGTTATAAGCATCAATTACTTCTTTTATGGCATCGTTCCTCGCTTGATCGTTGATGATATATGGTGAATTCGATTCTTCGACTCTTTCAATGTACCCAGCCACTCGCATCAATTCCTCATACGTTACCTCTGGATACCCTTTTGCGAATGCCTTTAATGTATCGGGAGATGGTTTAATAGGTGATCCTGTCCGAGGATCAACGCCCTTCTCTAAAATGCTCAAGTAGTTATGACTAATCCCTGTTTTTTCCTGGGCTGTCCTCAGCGAATCCTTTCCCCTGATTCTTCTCATCAGATTTCCTACCTCAGACAAAGTATCACCGCCTTTCCTTGTCATTTATAGCAACCAAGCGTAATGCATTACATAGTGTTACCGCCTGTCATACATACTTTACAACAAGTACGACAAGAATTATTGTAATTCATACTTGACAGCCTTGTAATTCGTGTGATACATTTCTATCAAGGAGGTGTAACACATGAAGAACAAGTTGAGAGAAATTCGTGAACGTCGTGGTATGCCAATTTCTACCCTCGCCAAGCGTGCAAAAACTAGTAGACAAACAATATACGCAATTGAGCGTGGAGAGAGAAAAACGATTAGCGGTCAACTGATGTTCCGTATAGCCGACGCTCTGGATGTGGATGAAAGAGATATTTTTTTTACTGACGATGTAACACATGATGACCAAAAATCAGCGTGAAAGGGTGATTAATCATGAAACTTCAAATCTTCAACCATCCACGATTTGGAAAGGTGGAGGTTGCTATCATTGACGGCAAGGAAATGTTCGGAGCAACACAAACGGCACTTGCCCTTGGGTATACGAATCCTCATGATGCAATAACGAAACACTGTCGTCCGGATGGGGTCGCATTTCGCGAGGTCATCGATTCGCTTGGAAGAAGACAGCAAATGAAGTTCATCGATGAGGGAAACCTGTATAGGTTGATTGTTAAGTCCCGACTTCCAGACGCAGAAAAGTTTGAGCGGTATGTATTTGAAGAAATTCTCCCCTCTATCCGCAAACACGGCGCATATATGACGCCAGAAACCATCGAAAAAACACTCAGTGATCCAGACTTCATCATTGGATTGGCTACGAAACTGAAAGAAGCCAACGAAGAGAAGCAGCGACTCCAAGCCAAGATCGAAGCAGACAAGCCGAAAGTACTGTTTGCCGAATCTCTCCAAGTATCAGACGACACGATCAACGTCAATGACCTAGCCAAACTACTCAAGCAGAACGGCATAGATATCGGAGAAGTCCGGCTGTTCAAATGGCTTCGAGACAACGGCTATCTGATCAGGTCTGGATCCGAGTACAACATGCCTACTCAGAAATCCATGAACCTCGGATTATTCGAAGTCAAGATCGGCACTCGCCAATCTTCTGACGGAACCCCACGAATGACAAGAACACCGAAAGTGACTGGTAAAGGTCAGATGTACTTCATCAATAAGTTCAGACAAATGCATAAAGGAGCGTGAATCATGAATACCAGGGTAGTCCCCTTTCCCATAGCGCATACATCTATACAGGGTGATGTTATGGGGATCATCAAGGAGTACAGAGACGGTAACGCCACGGTCAGAATCAACAACTCCTATTACGCCACAAAGACGCCTGACCAAGATCGCATCGACCGAGAAAGGTTGTCGGATGCTCTCTACAATCTGGTTGAATCACTTATCGAGCAAGGGGAAGCTGTATAGCTTCCTATGACGGACAAGCACAACAAGCCAATTATACAGCATCTGGAAGGAGCATGAAAATGGTTGAATTACGAGGCATTATACGCGGTGTGTACAGCGAAATGGATGGGGAAGTTCCGGCAGTACATACCTTGCAATACCCAAACCTAGAAGGTCTGATCGGACTTATCCTGCCAGAGTGGATCTACACGCTGCGAATCAATGGAAAGAAGGTGATGAATCCAGAGAAGTATCTGCAAGAGAAGGGAATCTGGAATCAACTCATTAGGAGGTCGGACGATTGAACGAACTGGACGAAATGGATATTCGCATCATCAAGGAAGCGTTGGAACGGGATCTGCGATTCCATCAGCATTTGGGCATTAAACCATTCTACCAGGCTTATTACCCACGGCTTATGGCTAAATTGGATCGGATTCAGAAGGCAAGGGAATCGGAAGTATTAAGCAGATTGGAGGTTGTGAGAGATGGCGATTAACCGCACATCCCCGGACATATGGCAACCGGCTCTGGTGGACAAGATCGCTGATCTGGTAGGGAAAGAGATCATCACAATGTGGTTTGACGATGATTTTCCGCTCAGAAGGGTAGATGGATGGGGAGTTGCGCCACGCCTCGCCTATGACGAAGAGGATGTCATCGACAAGGCCATAGAACGAGTGATGGGAAAGATCAGGCTGATCATGCCAGACGAGGTAGTGGACAAGATACGATACCACGCTTGCCTGGATGACTACATGAGCGACCTTGATCTATATCTAACAGAGAAAAATCTAGAGCTGGCTGATCGGTACTACAAACGATCATCCCCATATCCAACGATCTATCAGCAGATGCGAGAAGTCGGTCATAGGGTGAGTGATTTCGTGTGAATGGGCATCTGATCTTTCACATCGCAATAGGGGTACTGTTTTTCATGGCATTCCTTCTCTTATTAGCAGCTATGGCAATGGCAGGTGATCTCAAACGAATTGGAAAGGTGGTAAGGAAATGTATCCGATTGGCACGCAAGTGGTTGTAGGACACAAGACGGCTATCGTAAGCGGTTATGACTTCGATGATGGAGAGATGCTTATCGGATTGACGTACACATGGATTTCTATAGTCAGTGGAAAACCAGTAAGGCACACAGCATGGTACACGGAAGAGGAGATGAAAGAGGAAGGCATTGTTCCAGTAGAAAGGGGTGAGGTTGCATGAACAACGCAGCAGCCATCGGATACATGATCATAGCGGCAAGAAATGAAGGTTTTCCAGAAAGTGAAATATGGGTACTGGCAGAAGCGATGTTGGAAGCAATGGACATGCGAACCGAGGAAGAAGCAGAAGAAGTGTATCGGAATAATTGAGGGGAGGAATTAGGATGGCGAAAAAATATGATTTCGAGAAGGCAAAGCAGATTATCGAATCCGGTACAAGACAGAATGCCACCACTCAAATTTGATTAATGCAGATGAAATCTTAGAAAAATTTATTGAGGAAGGAGGAATGGACTATGACCTATCTCGATCTAGCACGTAAGTGGAGACACAACAAGATTATGCTGAGAGCAATCACACGTGCATACATCAGAGACGCAAAAAGACGCTGGTTATCGCACAACCAAGCGTCCTAAGGAAAACTGCTCATATCAAGTTTACCACAAAGATGGTGAAACGGCTATGGCTGACGTTAAGCAGCGTTTGGCGCTAAAACACTGGTCGGGAAGGTATCTTAGCTGGTCTATAGATAACTTCCCTCTTACACCAAAACTATCACAGGCGAGACGTTTTTTTAACATGGATGAACTCAAGATATTCCTTGAGACAAGCCCATATGCACCGGATAATCCAGAAGAATACGAGATCATAACGATCAAAATAACTTATGAGGAGGTAGAAGAGCGTGCAGAACATGGAGATCTACGAGAAAGTCAGATCGGTTCCTAAAGACGCTCAAAAAGAAATCGTTGGCGGAAGGCTTAAAGGAATGACCGACATCAACCCGATGTGGCGCATAAAGATGCTGACGGAAATGTTCGGGCCTTGCGGTTTCGGATGGAAAACAGAGATCGTGAACAAGTGGCTAGAGAAAGGCGGGGGTGAAGATGTCGCTTGTTTTGTAGAGATCAATCTCTACATCAAGGTGAATGACCAGTGGTCAGAACCAATCCCAGGAGTTGGTGGAAGTTCCTTCGTCACCAAAGAAAGGAATGGATTATACACCAGTGACGAGTGCTACAAAATGGCCTATACAGACGCAATCAGCGTGGCTTGTAAGTCGCTAGGATTCGCAGCTGACATCTACTACAAGAATGATCGGACAAAGTACAACACAGGATCCAGTGAACCTAAAGATGAACAGAAAACGGACATTCCTCCTGCATCATTGAAAGCGAAATATCAGACCGGAAAAGGAAGTATGGACGGTTTCGACGATTGGGTTAAAGAAATGCAATCGAAGGGACTAAACTTCAAGCAGATGGAGGAAGTCCTTGCCAAAGCACTCTTAAAGAAGAAAGAGAAGGAGGAAAAGAAACATGCTTAACCGAGTGGTACTAATCGGTAGACTTACGCGCGATCCAGAACTCAGATACACGCCTAATGGAACAGCTACCTGCACGTTCAATCTGGCAGTAGAACGCCCGTTCAGCAACGGTAACGGAGAGAAGGAAACAGACTTCCTCAACATCGTCACATGGCGACAACTTGCAGAAAACTGCGCCAACTACTTGCGAAAAGGCCGGCTAACGGCGGTAGAGGGACGAATCCAGACTCGCAGCTACGAGAACAACGAAGGACGGAGAGTATACGTGACCGAGATCGTGGCAGATAACGTGCGGTTCCTGGAACGAGTGAGGGCTGAACCGAATAGTGATACTCCTGATGACGACAGTGGAACATATTCATCGCCATTAGATTTCTCGGATGATGATCTCCCGTTCTAGAAAGGACGTGTCCTAAGTGGAAATTGTCCAACTCAACAAAGAGATATACGATGTCGCACAACGACTCCAGAAAGCTGCGAACGAGATATACAAATTGGCGAATAAGAGAGCGGTAACCGAACGGACATATCGCCTTCACCTTGCGCAAGAGATCGTGAAGTTGAGAGCAGAAGGCATCCCATCTACTTTGATCAATGATATGGCACGTGGAAACGTGGCTGACGATAAATATCAGCGTGATTTGGCAGAGGGACAGTATAGAGCAGCCATTGAAGCTATGGAAGCCTTAAAGAGCCAACTAAGCGCGTTACAGACGATTGCCAAGTATCAGGAGGCGGTATAGATGAACCTCGCCAACGAACCCGTCAGAGCCGTTCCAAAGCCCTCATACGGACGTAGAAAGCCAACAGCCAGACAGAGGGGGAATATATCTCCCTCTGTCTCAAAAGAGGTTATACGGCGCTCTGGTAACGTCTGTGAGCGTTGTGGATGGACGATAGGCAGATATGATCCTACCGGAAGGAAGATGGGCTTACAGAACGCTCATTTACTCAGGAGACACAAGATAGAGGGTAAGACAGAACCTTGGGACGTAGCCCGTTTATGTGGTCCATCTGTAAACACAGGAACATGTCACTGGTGGATAGATCATACACGAGATGGTCGTGAATGGGCTGCGGAGTATCGAGAGAAGTTGTTTGAACGATATCGAGAAAGGATGAGCGAAATGACAATCTGCAAACATGATAAACTGGCCCGATCCTGCGAAATATGCCTGCTCGAACAAGAGATCGGCATATTACAAGAACGCCTGGATCGCGTTTCCGCCATGGTAGACGTGATCGAAGAACACGGTGATCTGGACGCGACGACGCTAACGCAACTGAGGCAAGCGCTGAGCTGGATACCGGATAATCTACCAGACGAATCCCAGGTATACGGAAACGATTGCCCCGGCGGAAAATGTGAGATGTGAAAGGAGCGAATCCAAGTGAGCAAATTTGATTTCCGTCCACTTTCGGAACAGGAAAAGAAAATGAACGATCCCGCAGTAAAACAAGCAATCCGAACGCTTAAAGCGAAGGGCATCACCATCAAACAAATCGAAGAAGCTTTCCGGTATTATGAGCGCTTGAAAAGGAGCGAACACCAATGAGTGAATACCTGAGAAAGAGCGCGATGTTGGAGTGGCATAAAGAACGAATCGAGCACTGGAAGCAATTCCGTCTGCGGACGGCGTTGGAACGCATAAAGAAACGGGCTGATGACCCCGGGCAGGAATATGATCGGGTAATGGGACGAGCGAATAGGGAGGTTGAGCAGAAGTGAAATTAAGTGAAATGAGCAAAGAAGAGTTGTTTCGTTTTGTGACATCGGGACAATACAGCGATCAAGATGTCATCGATTTACATGATGACTTGCTTAAGCTGCGGTCGGCGTTGGAGAAAGTGTATGAAGAATTGAAAACACTACACTTCATGATTGACCACGACGACGACATTTTTCACGAGCGAAAAAAGAAATATCTTTCAATCATTGATTATGTTGGTCAGTCAGTTGCTGGGCAAGCCCTCTCCACCACAACCGAACCGATCAATGCAGAGAAGGTGGAACGGGTGAGGGAAGGAGACGGGAACGATGCGTGATCGAAACGGTAGGAATATTCAAGTCGGAGACATTTGGGAGTTTCATGGTGTTCAGTACAAAGTCGAACGTGACGAAAATGGCGAACTGTATTTTAGGAACCAGCACAAAAACGCCACACCTGATGACCATATTCCCGGAAGATACTCTGAAGAAGGCATCGTGGTGGATGTTATGAAAGGAGACGGAAACAAATGATACGGTTGACACTGTTGAACGGTAAACATTGGTGCGTGAATCCCGATCATATTATCAGTGTGAAAAAGGGGAATACCGGAGTCTAGCAGGCAACTCACACTATTTTGAGGGAGGGGACTGGGAATGGATGCAGTTGTACTTGCAAACTACAGCAACAGAAACAAACGCCGCGAATTGGACTATTATCCAACGCCGCCGGACGTGACACATGCCCTTATGAAATTTCTAATCAGTCAAGGAGTCCTTAAGAGCGGGGACATAGTGTGGGAACCGGCGTGCGGTGACGGAGCAATGTCCGAGGTGATTGCTTTATATAGGATGAAGGTTATATCGTCGGACATTCGGCACACCGGTTATGGTTTCGGCGGGCGCAATTTCTTGGATCCGTATATGTTTCCGCCTGATGATCTGTGCGCCATCATCACCAATCCACCGTTCGCATTATCGGAGGACTTTATACGAACCGCTATCCAATTTGCACCGATCGTCGCCATGTTGCTGAAATCCCAATACTGGCATGCTGCGAAGCGAACGCCACTCTTTGAAGAACATCCGCCAGCATGGATACTTCCGTTAAATTGGCGTCCTGATTTTCTTTTCGGAGAACGTGGTGGAGCGCCGACGATGGAAGTGTTGTGGACAGTTTGGATCCGCGGTGAAGATGATACACGATACCGGATATTGAAAAAACCAATAGCGCAGTCGGAGTTGTTTTGAGGGAGGGAAAAGGGATGAGCGAGACGATGAATATCTACGCCCCGCGGGTCTGGAGGA